AATAGGATGCGTATCTATGATAACAGTCTGACACCCGAGGATCCAAAGATGCCTGATTTCAAGGTATCCACCCAGATATACTCGGTTGAGTGTGGTTTTGATCGTCTTGGTATGGGTAGGGAGGATGAATACTTCTGGAAGACTGCCAAGGAACGCAAACTAGATAGTAATACTACACAGGATAATGATGGAAGACAACCTACTTCGGGAGATAGCGAACGACAGGGAGACACCCAAGAATAAGAGGATTGTGAATGAGGATGGCCTGTTTGAGGCGGAGGATTGTGATGCCCCAGGCCATGTGTGTAAGTGTGGACAGAAAACCTTGTCAGAACACACCTAAATAAAGCACACTTATAATAAGTTCAGGTGCCAGCTCAAAGGACCAGTAAAGCTTTTCGTGACATCAGTGCCACATTTCAGGCCAATCCCCTGAATCAGGATCTGGTTGCCCTGAGGAATGAGAATGCGATTGCACGGTCAATTCGTAATCTGGTACTGACTGAACCTGGTGAGAGACCATTTAATCCGGTCCTAGGTTCAAATGTATACTATTTGCTATTTGAGAACTTTGATAAACAGACAGCATTTGCCATTCAAACACAGATTGTAACATCCATTGAAAACTTTGAACCAAGGGTAAAGTTGAAGGATGTGGATGTCGTGGCTGATATTGATAATCATGTATTCAATGTGACCGTTAGATATACAATTGTAGGTATTGATGCCCCTGGTCAAACACTTTCATTCGCATTAGAACCCACTAGGTAAGATGCCCTTAGTAAACTTCAGCAATGTCGATTTTGATGAGATCAAGCAATCCATCAAAGATTACCTCCAGTCCAACTCCAATTTTACGGATTATGACTTTGAGGGGTCCAACCTATCGACGATTATAGACACGTTAGCATATAACACATATATCTCCTCATATAACGCCAACATGGTGTCGAATGAGGTGTTCCTTGATAGTGCGACCCTGAGGGAGAATGTCGTATCAATCGCAAGGAACATTGGGTATCTACCACGATCAAGAAAGTCAGCAAGGGCTAATGTCTCCTTTGAGGTTGATGTATCTGGAACTAATGTGGTGGCTGTCACCCTAAAGGCTGGTCCTGTAGTTCTGACCAGTGCATCGTTTGCAAATATATCATTCACCTTCTGTGTATTGGATGACATTACGGTTCCGGTTGATTCGACCGGATTTGCCGTATTTGATGATATTGATGTATTTGAGGGAACATTCCTCACACAACAGTATGCGGTAAGCTCAAGGATTCCGAATCAGAAATATCTCCTTCCAAATCCTGGTATTGACACCGATTCGATCAGGGTGGTAGTCAGGGATAGTTCACTATCAAATGTCAAGAGAAAGTATTCACAGTATGATAGCCTGATTGGTGCCAATAAGGACACACCACTCTACTTCCTCAGGGAGACAGAGGGTGAGACATATGAGATCCTGTTTGGTGATGGTGTCTTTGGCACATCGATACAGGAACCCAATGTTATTGATGTAACCTATGTGACATCCAGTGGTAAGGCGGCTAATGGGGCAACCAACTTCACCTTTGCCGGGAGGATCGAGGACAATAACGGAAATGCGATCACGAACGGTATTGGTGGCGTCACAACCAATGAATCCGGTATTGGTGGTGATGATATTGAGAGTGTTGAGTCAATTAAGAAACTGGCACCAAACATCTATGCGTCACAGAACAGGGCGGTAACATCAACTGACTTTGAGTCACTCGTTCCCAGGCTCTACGGTGAGGCTGAGAGTGTTGCGGCATACGGTGGTGAGGATTTGGATCCACCACAGTTTGGTAAGGTATTTGTCAGTGTCAAACCATATAATGGTGTATTCCTCTCGGAAGAAATTAAGAGAAACCTTCAACTTGAATTGAAGAAGTATTCCGTGGCTGGTATTGTTACTGAAATCATCGATCTCAAGTATCTTTACATTGAGGTTGATACAAATGTATATTACAATCAGAACCTCGTATCAGGACCAGCAGAGATTAATAATTTGGTAACAACCAATATCATAAACTACTCCGATTCTACTCAGTTAAATAAGTTTGGGGCAAGGTTTAAGTATAGTAAATTTGGGAAAGTTATTGACGACAGTCATGACTCAATCACCTCTAATATCACCACAATTAAGATTAGAAGGGACATGCAAGCGTTCCTGGATCAATTTGTAGAATACACACTCACATTTGGTAATCGTATTCACGTTAAGAGTGAGATCGGTTTCAATATTAAGAGTTCTGGATTCACAGTGAGTGGTACTAGTGGAACCGTTTATATCAGTGATGCTCCAAATCGTGACCTAGTAACTGGATCAATCTTCCTGTTCAAACTGAACTCACCGAATGAACCAGTCATCATCAAGAGGGATATTGGAACGATCAACTATTCAACAGGATTGATTAAGTTGAACCCAATCAATATTATCGAGACGGAGGTGAATCGTGGGACATCACTGGTTGAGATCTCAACCTGTCCTTATTCAAATGATGTACTCGGACTCCGTGACCTCTACCTACAGATGGATACAACCTATCTGAATGTAAATATGATCCCAGATCAGGTTTCTTCAGGAAGTGATATTTCAGGTGGATCATACACCGTATCTTCAAGCTACTCAAACGGATCACTCACAAGATAAAAAATAATGTCAGTAGATAGAGTAAAATTTCAGGATATAGTTGCCAGTCAACTTCCTTCCTTTATCAGAGATGATTTTCCTCTCCTCTCAGAGTTCCTAGAAGAGTATTATGTCTCTCAGGAAACACAGGGTGCGACATTAGATCTCCTGCAGAATATTGACAAATACGTCAATGTTGATCAACTGACCGGTCTAAAGTCCTCTACTGTCCTACAATCTGATATTGATAGCGTTGAAGATGTAATCCCAACGGATGCCTCTGGAAACTTCACAGAGGGTTTTGTTGATAGAAATGGTTTAATCCAAATTGGTGATGAGATCATTGCATATGAAACTAAGACCGACATTTCCTTTGAGGGATGTAAGAGGGGTTTTAGTGGTATCACATCCTATGTTTCTCCAGACATCCCTGACAGGTTATCATTCTCCTCAGGGACGGATGCCGTTGATCACCAAAAGGGTGCGGTAATTAAGAACCTGAATGTCCTGTTTTTACAGGAGTTCTTTAGGAAGTTAAAGGCACAGGTGAGCCCTGGTTTTGGTGACAGGTCCCTGAAGACGAACGAAAAGAATTTTATTATCAATAGTGACAGTTTCTATAAGACAAAAGGAACAGATCTGTCATATAAGATTTTATTCAAGGCCCTGTTTGGCGAAGAAGTAGAAATCATTCGCCCGAGTCAATTCCTGTTCAAGCCATCAGGTGCATCATTTAGTGTAACTCAGGATATCGTCGTAAAGGCTGATTTTGGTGATCCACTTGATCTTAAAAACCTGACACTCTTCCAGAAGTCAACCAATGCTCGTGGAACCGTTAATGAGGTCTATGGGATTGATTACTCTGAGGACAACCTCTATCAACTAAGTATTGATTCTGGTTATGACAGGGATATTGATGTAAGGGGAACAACATTTGGAAAGTTTCAACCAAATCCCAAGACAAAGTTAATGAATGATGTTGCCATTGGTGCAACAATTCTTGATGTTGATTCTACAGTAAGTTTTCCAGAGACCGGAAATCTAGAAATTATTGATGTTGATGGTAATGAGATATCGATTGCATATACCGGCAAAACAGTAAATCAGTTCCTGAATGTTTCTGGTGTCAATGCCGTTCTTTCTGAAAAAACTGATGTATATGATGATGACTTTGCATTTGCGTTTGTTGGCATTAACACATCTGATGAGGTTAGGGTAAAGGTTACATCAACACTAAAGAACCTCAATACCGAAAAGAATTATTTCTACAATAAGTCGGATACCATCAATATCAAGTCATTTGGTATTGAGGATGAATCCCTAAGGGGTTCCAAATGGATGATCAACTCAAAAACGAGATTTGATGTTCAGACGGTATCCCTCGTTGATATTCTTGAGAGCAAGTATAGTGTAGTAACATATGATGGTCACTATCTCAAGCCAGGTTATAGTATCAAACTGACTGATAATGCAGGGACATCCACCTTTGCTACTGTAGAAGAGACAACTGGTGACAAGTCATTTACCATCAAGGCGGTATCAAATCTCAATACTGGTAGAATTTTCTTCTTTGAGACACAAATCCTCAAACCAGTATCCGACACATATAGTTTTTTAAACAAGTTTACATCAAATATCCAGAACACATATACAAAGTTCAATGGTGATGTACTCGTTGCAAGTAACTCACTTCCCTTCTATTCTAACGTACCACTCAATCCATACAATAAGTCACTGACATTTACTGGATCAGCGGCTGGTAACATCATTGACTTTGGGCGTAAACATGGTTTCTTCAATGGTGACTCTGTTTATTACGAGCCATCCATCGTAACGACCACCACCGTTACTCCAGATGGATTCACACTTACAACTGAAACTGAGAGTAAATTTGACAATCTCAACGCATCAGTATTCTATGTCAAGAAGGTTGATGATACAAGGATTATGCTCGCTAGGAGTAGGGCTGATCTTTTCAGAAATAGAACGGTAGAACTCTCTGGATCCGTAACAGATAACAAATTTACTTACTATGATTTTTACTCCAAACCCCTTGCACCACAAAAGCTTTACAGGGAGTTTATCAATCCAATCAGGGAAGCTGGTAGCTTTGAAACCCTCCCCGGTTACAATGGAATGTTCATCAATGGTGTTGAACTTCTAAACTATAAATCCGGTGACAGTATCTTCTCTGGTCCAATTGAGGAGTTGATTGTTACCAGTGAGGGAACAGGATATGATGTTGTCAATCCACCAAACTTGGTAATTACCGATACAGTTGGAACTGGGGCCACAGGCACCATTGGAATGACTGGTACACTTGATAGAATTGACATCATTGATACCGGTTTTGATTTTGTTGAAACACCAGTAGTGTCAATTACCGGTGGTAATCCAGTAAGAGATGCAAAGGCTGAGGTCAATCTCTCACCCATAATGTATTCACTCAACTTCAATAGTGAATTTAAGGGTGGAAACATTGATTACCAGGTTGATGATGGTAAAATTGGTTTTGGATCGTTCCACAGATTTAGACAGGATGAGAGAATCATCTATGATTCGAGGGGATTGAAGAATGTTGGTGGTCTTTCTACGGACTCCTCTTACTTTGTAAACGTTGTTGATAACTTTACAATCACATTACACCATAGTGTTGTTGATTCACGAGCCGGTATCAATACGATTCTGTTTGGAGTTGATTTTGGTGTGGGTACTCAGACCCTCAAATCTGCAACACAGAAAAATATTGTCACATCAGTTATTGTAACTGATCCAGGTGAAGGGTATAAGAACAGAAAGAAACAGATTCCATCAGCCGGTATCATAACTGCACTCAATCAGGTCAACATTGACAGTCATGGTTTTAAGACTGGTGAGACAATTTTGTATACCCCCGGATCGACTGCAGTGCAAGGGATCTCATCGACGACTAATTACTTGGTAACAAGGGTTGATGATGATAACTTTAAACTTAGTGATTCAAGGACTAATTTTAACAATAAGGTATTCGTAAACATTACCGGTGTCGGAACTGGTAGCTTCAACTACGAACCAATTGTTGTTCGTGTTGATGGTGTCACTGGTATTGATACCCGTGGTGGTCAAGATTTCCAATGTAGGGTCCAATCACTGTTTAGGGGTTCTGTCGAATCAATTGATATGACGGATCAGGGTTCCGGTTACGGTGCCCCAGAGATCATTAACCTTAACAAACAACCATTCTTCTCACTGGAGAGTGGAAAGGATGCTCAGGTGATGGCCGTCGTCAGTAATGGTAGATTTGTTGACGTTGTTGTTACCAATGAGGGTGAGGGATATGTATCCCCACCAGATCTGAAAATTGTTGGTGTTGGTAGTTTTGCAAGGCTCACTCCAATCATTACTGATGGTAAGTTGACCGAGGTCAAGATCATCAATCCTGGTTTGAATTATGTGACGGACAAGACCACGATTGAGCT